TTCTTGTGACGAATATTTAAGACAATTATCTGCTTATTACTCTCGATATACGGTTATATCTGGCATGAATGAAAGTATCTATTCTTATCTAATGATGACTTGCATTCGCGATATGCCAGAGGAGGAGTATAAAAGAGTTAAACACTCCTCCACATTAACCGATTTTTATGTTAAAGGGAAATATCCAAAAGCTACGGCGATCTTCGAACAATGTAGAGCCGTTCAAAAGTTATTATTAGTAACTTCCGATAATTATCGAACTTTGCTTAGTAGTTTTAGGCAGGAAAGAATATTAGTCGGTCACATGACTACTTAAAAATATTTGCAGACCTCGGGTTTAGGTGTTATGTTATTTTCCCCTGATTAGACATTTCTTTCCACCTATTCGCGTCAGAGGATGAATTGGCAGCTTGGAAATAGACAGGCATTTTTAGCAAGGTAGCGGAATTGGTAAAGCACTGTAAGGTATGAACCTAAACAACGTAAGTTGGCAGAGATGCAGGTTCGAATCCTGCCCTTGCCACAACTAAGGTAGAAATATGAGAATCCTGAATTGTACACAAAATATCCATATTGACAGCACGGACAGACGGCAATTTTTAACCATATCGTTGACATCAACAAAATGATAATTATGAATGAAGTTGAAAAATTAAAAACAAAAACAAACGACGAAAGGGTTAGGGAATTAATGATAGCATCGGGGATTCTTCCTGATTATGAAGAAAACAAAGCTTTTAGGACAAATAAAAATAAGCTAAGATACGACCTTTGCCCAGCGATAGCGCAAAGGGAATATGCGAAGGTTTGGACTGAAGGATTAAAAAAGTATCCTGCCCGAAATTGGGAGAAAGGTTTTTTATTTTCAGAAGTTATCGCCTCGGCCATGCGTCACCTCGAAGCTATTAGATTAGGTGAAGAAATAGACCCTGAAAGTGGGCTTTTGCATTCAGCACATTTAATGGCTAATGCTGCTATGCTAACGGAATTTCATTTTACTCATCCAGAACTAAATGATTTACAAAAACCAATAAAATGATTTTAACCGACAAAACAATCATTGACGAAATCGCTTTAAAAAATATCGTCATTGAGCCACTAATTGAGGCAAACATTGGGACAAATAGTGTTGATTTAACGCTATCTAAAACTTTGCTAATGTACACAGACCATGTTCTTGACGTCAGGAAAAAGCCGCAAACGGTAGATATGATTATTCCGGAAGAAGGATTAATTTTAAAGCCCGGTATTCTTTATCTTGCATCAACTGTCGAATATACGGAGACACTTCGACATGTTCCAATTATTCAAGGCAAATCCAGTTTAGGAAGGTTAGGTTTATTCGTTCACATAACCGCAGGTTTTGGAGATGTAAACTTTAAAGGCCATTGGACATTAGAACTTGCGTGTATCCAGCCAGTAAAAATATACCCTGGCATGAAGATAGCGCAAATATGTTATCATGATATTTCAGAAATGCCATACACTGATTATGCTTCTAAAGCAGATGCAAAGTATAAAAATCAAGGAAGTGATCCTGTAGCCTCAAAGAACTATTTAAACAAATAGCTATGACGGAGGAAGAAGAAAAAGCAAGAAAGAAGGCCTATAATGAAATGTATCGAAAAAATTTAAGTCGTTTCCAGAAAGAAAAAAGAAGGCTTAAAATGCAGGAGTACAACAAACGAAGAAATAGCAATTTAACGCCAGAACAACTTAAAGAAAGAAGCGATAAGTATAAAGTTTATTACTATGAAAATAGAGATAAAATTTTATCAAAAAAAATTGAATACCGTCAAAAAAATGCAGATAAAGATAAAGCCTATCAGGCTGAATATAGAAAAAAGCAAAGAGAAAAATATGTAATAAGTGGTATTTATTACGCTGAACATCGTGAAAGGCTATTAGCCAAAAGAGCCGAATATCGCGAAAAACATAAAGATGAAATAAAGGCTTATCAAGCCGAGTATCGTAAAAAACAAAAAGCTAAAAAAAAGAATTATGTTGACGGAAAATGAAAAACAAAAATTAACTAAAGAAATAGCACTCCTCATTGTGGCTGCTGGAGGTTTATTAACGCTATTTTATGCCATTTACTTTATTATTGACACACTAAAAAAATGGTACTAATGTATTACGAAATAAAATGGAAGCAAGGAAAAGTAATTACCGAAGCCCCGACGGTTGAAGAAGCGATAGAAAATTTTAAAAAACTAGGTATTGAAGTACCAGATAAAGAAATTACGATAAGTAAGTTTGGTAAGTAATTAGTTGTTAAAAGTGTTGTTTTTGTCCCGTATCATATTGGTACGGGATTTTTTTTTAAATAAATACATAAATATTTTTTTATATAATTATTTATACATATTTTTACAAAAGAAACAAAAAAACATTTTTATTACTACTAAATTTTAACAAATGGAAAAGAACATTTACACCGTGATGTACTTTGGCAATGCCAAAAGGTATCAGGATTTATGCGAAGAAGTAGCCGCCTACTCTAAAAGGCACGCTGTTGAAAAGGTTTATGCCAAAATGCGTAATGAAGATTATTTCCCGCAAGAAGATTTCCTTTGGGGAGGACTTGTAAAGGATTGCGACGGCAATGTTATTGCAGAAGTAGGGAGCGAAAGCATCGAGTATGATGGAGGTTATTTTTACGCGGAACTAAAAATAGTTGAATAATGAAAGAGCCAATTATTGAAACATACGTCCCACAAAATAAAAGGCTGCCTTATCAGGTAGCCGCTGGCATTGGTGTTGCTTTTGTTATCGGGTTGATTTATTCGCCAATTAACACAAATTACAATTACACTTCCTTTGTGCCCATTATTCAAAAAGATACCGTTTACGTTCATAAAATAACGTCGCTTACTATCCAGGGCAAAGATGAAAAGAAGGAGATAAACGAAAGTGCCTACGGATCTCGCAGCTATGGCTGGGAGGTGCGAAAGTTATCCGGTGAACAGTTAAGGCAAACATTAGAAGGTAGAGGCTTTAGGAATTTAAAAGGAGTTGATAGGTCTAAGCTTCGTCGAATATACCTTGCTTACTGTTATGAATCAATGTTGATGAACGTTCACGTTTTAACCGATTTTCCTGTATCAATGATTTATTCCTTTTTCATTATCGAAGCAACGTCGCAAGGAATCGAAACTGAATTGTGGCGCAAACACGCCAACGCTGGAGGAGTTAAGGCTTTAAAAGGTCATGGCACTGTTACCTACAAAACACGCGAAGTAATTAGAGGAAAAAACAAGTACATAAGGGCTAAATTTATGAGTGCCGAAACAACGGAACAAGGCATGAACCTTTGGGCTGGTGTTTTAAATTCTGGAAGGTACGCTGCCTGTAAAAAGGCAAATTACAGGATGAAAGGAATAAAACTTTACGAATCTATTTGTAAATGTGTTTATAAATCGGGATACCACACCGATACCGATTACAAGTTTCGTGCCTCATTAATGGCTGAGTACTGGCAGATCAAACGGGATAATTTTCCTTTGAAAAAAGAATACAATCAATTTTAAACCAAAAAAAACAAAAAACCAATGGAAAAAAACTTTACGAATACGCAATTCAAATGGACGTTTGAAAGCATATCGGATAACATTCCTACTATTATGCTAATAACTATCCTTTTGACGTATGGCATAAACGCCTACCTGACTGCGATATTTTTACCCTTAGATTTTTGGTTAGCTATTATAGCAGCCTCTATTCTTCAGCTAGGACGCTTTGCCGTCGTTTTCATGGACTTTCTAAATCCCACTAAAGGTAGAAGTACTTACCCACCTAAAATAGCATTAGGAGCGACTATTGTGGCTTTAATTGAAATATTCTTTGGATTGCAGGAACATTATGAAGGAGGGGAATATATTACCATGTTTTTATTTGTTGGAACTATCATTGTTTTCGGCTATCTTTTGGAAATAAACTTTGTTGACAAAGGAGTAGAAGCCTACGGAATCAATGAACCAAAAATTATAAAAAGAAGAAGGCGTAAAATCATTGTTAAGAATGCCAATGAAGAAGTACCTAAAAACATTAGAAGAAATATTACCTCATATCAATTATCACTATTTTGAGAACCTATATCGGAGTTGATCCAGCGATTAGACTAAACGGAATGGCAGCTTGTTTTATTAAGCCTGACAAAGTTGTTGAATTTAAAAAATACAAAAGGTTTGTAGATTTTTTAGAAGACTCATTTTACTGGCATAAAGATTATGAAAACGTTGTTGTTTTAGTGGAAGATAGTAGCCTCCAGAATGTAACTTTTAACTCTTCCATTAACCGCGCGATCCTTTCCCGTATGTCCAGAAATGTTGGCATGAACCAAGCGGCTTCAAGAATCGCTTACGAATGGATTAAGGAGCAAGGTTGCGAAGCTTACAATATTTCCCCGGAACAAAAGGGCAAAAAATGGGGTAAAGAAATATTTATAAAAGTATTTCAAAGTGAAGGCTACAAATTTGAAGCAGATTTTAAAC